ACATTGAAGGAATCTGTCGAGAGCGTCCAGAAGTGGAACCTAAAGAAGGCCAAATAGTTTGGGTTCGTGACTCTGAATATAGAGACTGGCAAATCTCTCATTTCGTTAATATGAATACAAGTTTAAATCACAAGTATTTTTGTTCGCATACTAACAACGATGAAAATATAGAAGGATTTATTTACCTTACTACAGAGAATCCACATGAAACAGCAGAAGATTAATTTTAACGACTGGATGGATCACATAGCTAACCAGCTCCAGGCAGACTATCGAAAACTTTACTATTCATCTAAATATCAAAACGATGCTAACATTTCAACAGTATCACGAGCGCAATCCTCAGATATACGAAGAGTTCAAGCGCTTCGCCTTTTTGCTGATCAATAGAGGTCACAAGAAGATAGGATCCAAGCAAGTATTCGAGCGGATCCGGTGGGAGTCAATGATCGAAAGGATAGATCGCTACAAGGTTAATAATAATTATACAGCGGACTATGCCTACAAGTTCGAGTCAGATTTCCCTTACCTAGAAGGAATTTTTTACCACAGAGCTAGAAGAATAAAAAATTAGTTAAATTTGTAAACCAGGGCTAGTCACAAAGGCTAGCCCACATCTAACCAAGTAATGACAAGAAAACAATTTGCAAGCACTCTAGTGAAGCGTTTCCAGGAAGCGCATCCACAGATTAAGAAAAACAAAGAGGAGGCCATTGCCTCCGCTATCCTAGGCGCGGAAATCGTCATGGAAGCGATTTACGCTGGAGACTTAGATCTCAGCTATTGGGCAGAATTAAGAGAGGACATAATCAATCTATAAGCCATGACACCAGAAAAGAAAGCAGACCAGCTAATTAGAAAGTATACATTGGATTTCACAATGGACTTTGATCAGACAAGACTTTGCGCTTGTTTATGTGTTCACGAAATAATTAGTTTTATGTCTCCTAAAGTTAATACTAAAGAAGACTTTGATTATTGGTATAAAGTGCAGGAGCACTTAATGAATTTTCGCAGTGGAAGACACGAAGCAAGAGTAGATAGATTTAACGAAGACCTTTATTAACATGACACCGAAAGAAAAAGCAAAGGACTTAGTCCGCAGATTTTACCAGGCTACCGGAGATTTCGACATCGCCAAGCAGTGCGCTGGAATTGCAGTATTTGAAATCATAGATGAGAAAACTGACTACGAAGAGGATTCTGCCTATTGGCAGGAGGTACGCTTCGAAGTCTATGCACTAGGAATACTATGAAAGCGACAGAGAAAGCCCAGGAGATAATCGACTACATTGCAGGCACACACCTAAAGCAATACGGTAAGATACACATGAAGAGCGTCCTAGAGGAAGCTTCTATTAACACTAGACTGATCATAAAGAATCGCATAATAGACGGATTAGATTGCACCTATTGGCGCGAGGTTAGACGAGATATACTAGCAAGACTATGACACTCGAAGACAGATGCTTTCTTGCAGTGGTAAACGTCCAGATAGCGCACCGTAAAATCGATCTAAACGAATACAGCCAGATCATGAAGTACTATAATCCAGAGGTCAAAGCATTCGATCTGATCCTAGATAAGATCAGTGAAGCGGAGGCGGAAATCATGAGGCTAGAAAATCTTTTAAATGATTTGTAGGATGTCACTTATTTAGATATATTTGTGACACAACAAGCCAAGAGGGTAGGAGTTCTTGGGTTGTTTACCGGTTTAAAAACCAGAGCCAGATTTGCACTCCTACGCAGACTGGCTTTTTTTTATTTTAAAATGAAATACTTTTTACACGATTCCAACTCATTCAATGATGAGAAGATCACAGAGCTTTATCTTGAGTTTGGATACGAAGGTCTTGGATTATTTTACACGATCCTAGAAAAGCTAGCCTTGCAAGAGAAACCAATCAAGACTAACATCCTAAAGCACCAGCTAAACGTAGGTAAAAAACTAGAAAAATGCTGGTCATTTATGGAGCAAATAGATCTGATTTCTTCGAATAATGGTGAGACTTTTAACAAACAATTGCTAAACTTTAGTGAAAAGTATCAAATTAAAAAAGAAAAAAACGCAAAACGAATTGCAGAATGGCGTGAAAATCAAGCAGTTAGCGAAAATGTAACGCGTTCAGAACACGTTCGTAA